CTCACTTGGTCGATGTCATTGATAGGCTCATCAATCTTAACATATGGTGTGGATGCGTAGTAGGGGACTTCAATTTCCAGATATGTCGCGAAATTTGTTGCGACCGGTGTGCTAATGTGGTTGATCGTGTAGGCTCCTCCCCTTCCGTAGTTGTTTGCTGCCATGCTTGCCTCAATGAACGGTTGGGTGTTTGCATAGTCAACAAGTTTCCACCTGACTGAACCTCTCATGTAGCGGAATGGGAACATAAGCCACTGTTGGAGATTCGTGGTGTTTGCATGGGTGGATCTCGGAAATGGACTTGCGAGATATCCCCCAGCAAGAGGTGTGCCGTTCCAGCGTGCATACCGCTTGCCCAGCTCAACAATGTCCCCGTAATTCTCGGGTGTGCACATGCCGCTCTCCACCATTCCAAGATCAACTCCCAAAACTTGGGTCGGACCAGTGGTCGTGTCCCAGATCCGAACTTGGTCTTCCTTAACTTGATAGTCATTACGAATCTTTGCGAACGAACCCGGGTGGTCAGTGAATGGAATATTGGCATTTATTGTTGGCGGTCCCACAAGGTGGCTGACTTGGAAGTCATTGCCTGCTGAGACCCAAACGAACCAGGGGATCTGTGGAGTGGAGCCAGGATCAGCATTCAACACACGATTCACAACATATATGGCAAGATAACCACTATCTGCACGCTCAGCAATATTCGAGGGGTCAAGTCCAAGCTCAGTCACGGGACTGTAAAGGTCCCCATGCAGCCAGGGTATTGTGATGTCGAATTCAGTGTCCCCAGTTATGTTGCACGTAACTGACAGGATGTCACCACTTTCATCAGCCGGAATTGTGGCAGGGGGAATGACGCCAGAGGGGAACCACATCATGACAAGTCTGCAGGTTGTAAATCTGCTGCAATTGAACATGAAATGATATCTTATACTACCCCTCCACCTCTTGAAGAGTGACGTGTACCACCCCATATATGTTGGATACTTCCTTCTCTTTATCCCAGGACTTCTATAGTAACTGGAAGTGGGGTGAACAGCAAACATCGCGACCTTAGATCCAATAGTTGCCGCTGAGGTTATGGTTCCATTGTCACGGAATCCGGGTCTCCTCATTAGGGCGTACATATCTCTCTCTCCACCAGGTAGAATTTCCGCCTTGTTGTCGAGCATCGCGGCAGGATCGAAAGACATTTTCACCGATCCATCCAGACCTGATCCGTGTGGCATGTCCCTTCCAAACTCCATAATGGCATGATTCGGGGGCTGCATAGTCGAGGGCTTGTCGAGTGCTGCAATGGGTCCAACGACGGAGATCACTTTACCAGCAATCTCACCAAACTCCAGCAGCATATTCATTCCATCCTTTACAGTGGACAGGATGGAATCTTCTTTTGAAACAGCTTCTGGTGATTTCCGCTTACCTTTTCCAGACTGATCCTTTTTGACCGCATATCCAAGGCGAATTCTCCTCGAAAGATCTCGGGGGTCATAATATCCATCTAGTAAGGAAGCAGCAGCAATGGGAATTGGCCCAGCAACCTCAGGGTCAATTAGGCTAACATACACCGTTATATCAACAGGTGAAGTACTATCCGCATCGGCTGCAAGGGGAGCAATGATGTCAAGGTACATCCTTCCGATCGAGGGATTTGCATCATCATCAAAAGGATAGGTAAGCCATGTTTTTTCAGAGGTCCATGGGAGAACTAATTCAAGCGGTTCATTCTGCGAGGCACTTATTATATTTGGGTCGTTGTTGAGTCTTTGAACCCAGTCAACTATAGAATATCCAGTCCCTGAATTAGATCCGAGGACAGTGGAGCAGTTCAGAAGACCATAGTGTTGAATGGTCGAATTCATCCTTATTTCAACTTTGACACCCTTGCACCTAAAAAACCTATATCGTGAAAGGATCTCAGCGATTTGAGGAATTTGGGTGCAGACGTACGGGAACATCAAAGTATAAATTATGGTGCCTTGGCCAGCGGAATTCGACCATGTGTAATTATTGTATTTGTAAACTCGACTCAAAACCGTGGACAGGTTTTGGTCAGGAGTTGTCAATGTAGATGGCCAATAGGAACTGAAGTTGGGGCCTTCAGTTTTGGAAATCTCTATCGAGGACTCTTCGACAAAAGTCGAAAGTTCAGTTTTGTTTGTCTCTGCATTCTGAGGAGCAGAGCGAAAAGGATCAGTGGGTCCTTCCTCTTTTGTTATTAAATTGTTAGCGGTTTGTTTCCATCCCAAGGTCGTAAACCAAAGACCAAGGTGGGATTTACTCTTTTCTGAGTCGCAATTCTTTAGGCCGTGGTCTGGCGGAATTGTCATGCTCTCGCGCGCCGGTCTCATCTGAAAAGATCTTTTTAGTAAACAGGGTCTAACCCATCGTCGCAGTTCAGTGATAGTCAAGAACTCTTGCCTGTCGGGCAAGGTAAGTGACCTCTCATGGGTTGAGGTGTTCTGCATTTTCTGGCAGAAAGAACAAATTTTAGCATAAGCAGGGAATACTTGAAGTACACCCGGTGTTTCAAACATATACTGGTTTGAGGACAACTTGCACACTAAAGCAGTGCAAGACTCATATTTGGGACTAATATGAGTTGGCGAAAGCCAAAAGGCAATCGCCATAGGATATGGTAAGGATCGGGAGACCCTGTTTCTTTAGGTGATCGTCAAATGTTTGACGGAAGTTGTCAAAGGTATGTTCGCCATAATAGAACAATTCTCTAAGAGAATTCTCCATATTGCTGATCATCTCAGAGGCGGCTTCTCCACTTCCCTTTCGCCACCACCTAGCTATATCAATGATCTGCTCAAGTGGCATGCGCCCGACGTATGTCTTAGTGTCGGGATGAAAGTAAAAATCGCGCTTAAGGAAACTGATCTCCGAGTGTGGCGTGTGGTCATATTTGAAGTCACCCTTATCAACACTTGTGTATCCCATTCCGAAGATCTCCTTAATCTCAGCCTTCAATACACGCTGAGTGAAAAATCTCGCTTCGCGGCTCAATGCAATAAGGTTATCATCTCCATAGTAGACAGCTCGAACAGCCCTCTTCCACATCTCACGGGCCTGGGTAAGGGTGAACCCCATTTTCAGGCAAGAGGAGACAAAACAAGTCCTAACAATGATATCACCAATAATAGAGTTTGTCTCAGCAGTTGCCGGATTTCCAGAGTCCTGTCCATTAAACCGGGCATATATCATATCCATGAAAATATGAAAGTGGCAGCTTGAGGATCTCCACAGAAGGCGACGCATCATCTGGTCCTCCTCACTGGCACCCAGAGACTCATAAAACTTGAGTATCTCTTCCAGAAGGATCTCTCTAAGCTCAAAAGGCATGCTTATATCGAATCCGCGGTAGTCTCCCATGATAAATCTAACCTCTTCTTCAACATCAACGCCGAACAAGTACTTTCGGAGCATATCCCACTCTGGGCCTAGTGCATTAATACCAACCTCACAGGGTCCAAATGGATGTGTGCTCTTCACTGAATCAAGCCAGGATGTGAAATACATTCTGAATGCAATCCAATATAAAAGATTACTTCCACTCACCAGCCTTGCCTTTCCTCTCTCAACATCAGCGTGGGGTTTTCGCTCATCCTTCCAAGCATCTTTTACGAGATTTTCAGGGTACGATCCAGTTTTTCTCATCCTCTCCAAATAGTCTTTGAGTTGGTCCTCAAAGTATCCAATGAGATGGTAACATTGCCGGTCCTCATCAAACTGGACCAGAGGGTCTTTTCCTTTTGTTACCATCTTCCTCAAGGTGTGGCCGGCACTTGTGGCCTTGGTTATGGCGTTTATCGACGAGAGGGGATGACCATTGAGGGCACTTTCGAGTGAAACAACACTTTCTCTAAAGTAGTTGGGTTTCCATTCCCTCCACAATTCGCCGATCGCGTCTATGATTCTTCTTTCGTCAACAGGAACAGACTCATAGCTATTTAAGGTCTCCATATAATATTGAGTTGGATTCTTGTACTCGCCCTCGCTATTATAAAAAGGTTTCATGTGCAGTGGGGCCGTCGATGGGGCAGATTCCTCACCAAAAGTGGTCAGTTCAAACTCTGTTTCACGTGCCATAAATGCCCGCTGAGATGGGGGAACGCTCCCAACGACAACCGAACACCCAAAAGAGGAGGAACATGGGGCACTATGATCATAAGTCTGATTCTCCTTAACACCTTCACTTTCTAGGATGTCAAAGGTCCTCAAGCCATCACCAAATTGGTCCAGCGTAGCCTGAAGTTTCTCTTGGGTGAGGACCTCACAGATAGCACCATGGTTTTGATATCCAGAATGAATCCCCAGAAGTCTTCTTGAGGCCATAGTTGGGTCCTTCATCATGTAAACAGCGCCACAATCTCCGGAGGAGGTGGCAATATTCATCCTAAATGAGCCCGCCGTCGTAATTGTGCGAGTGGCATCTAAAATTATGGAGGCATCATATTCTGCGTAAGGAACATCCCTTATAGTTGCGGTTTTACCATCACCACAAACAAATTGGATATCCTTACGATTTTTTCCTTTAAGAAGTTTCGGCAAGTCACTGTTCTGGATAAAGTTCTTCAGCCTATTTCGACACGGAAGGTTTGGGATCTTGATGACAGTGGCATCAGTTCCAGCAACTCTAACCATTTCTAATTGCCTGGAAAAGACCTTTCTAATCCCATTCGAGAACTTAACAGTCACAACTTCATCAGGGGGGACGCCAATCCAGGTGTGTGCGACAGTGAGATAAAACTCACCACCAAGGCCAAACACGAAACTATTTTTAGAACCAACATATATCTCACCACAGCTTCTACCAATAAGGGACTTTCTCAAATCATCCCCCATATTGTCGTCCTGGTTCACTTTTTCGTCTATTCTAACGGATTTCGGCCTACTCTTCCTGTCGGTCTCATGAGACTGGTTCATCTTAATTCTCCTTCGATAGATCCAGTAGACCAGAATCAGAACCACACAGACACTGACCAATGCAATAGCAATTGCAGCCTTCTTTTTGTGCAAAAGGAC